AAGAACGGATGAACCGGGAAGCATAAAAAAGAAAGCGAGGGAACACAACATGGGATTATTTTCTAACTTATTCAGCAAAAAAGACCAGGTGGCAGCAGTAGCACCAAAGGCGGAAACGGAAAAGCCAAAGGCGGCAGCAGTTACCCAGGAAGCACCAAAGGGCATTATAAAGACACAACGCCACATTATCGAAAGCACGCCGGAGCAGTTGAAAGAGATAATGGACCTTGTGGAGAAAAACGAGGATTACAAATTAACCAAAAAAGAATTGATTGAGGACCAACGGGAAAACGAAAAAATATTTAAGTACGCATTGAATGAAAAAGCAACCCTAAAATTTTCGGGGGGGGGTGCGGAAATTGCCGTTTTTGTGCTTGATACCAACATAGGAAGCATAAAACAAAACGCCGTTTCAAAGGTTAAAAAACTGATTGATAAAGGGAATATACAAAGCATCTACGCCGAGGTTTCCGGCGGAGATTATAAAGTATTGCGTTATTTGGCCGCACAAGATAGGTACGAATTGGACGAGTTAGAAAAGGAATTTGCGATTACCATTGAAATCACTTACCGGGAAGAGATAAAGCAAAAATAAAAAAATGAGGAAAGGCGGCGTGGAGATTTCCACGCCTATTTCCGTTTACGGGGGTATTTTTATGGGAAAGAATTTTAAGCACCTGGAAAGAAACGATAGAATAAAAATGGAAACACTACTAAACGCCGGACATAAGGTAACAGAGGTTGCGGATTATTTGGGTGTGCATAGAAGCACGATTTACCGGGAAATGAAACGGGGAGAGTACACCCATAGGAATAGCGATTACACGGAAACGGTAAAATATAGTAGTGATTTAGGACAACAAAACCACGATTGGAACGCCCAGGGCAAAGGGCGCAATCTTAAAATTGGAAACGACCACGCATTAGCGGATTTTATAGAAAACAAGATTATAGAAGAAAAGTATAGCCCGGAAGCAGCATTGGCAGCAGTAGCACAAAGCGGAATAGATTTTACAATCACAATCAGCGTAAGGACACTATACAGATACATTGATAAGGGTATATTTTTAAAACTAACAAATAAGAGTCTGCCCGTAAAAGGCAAAAAGAAGAAACACAATAAGAAAGTGAGCGTGCAAAAGAGGGCGCAAGCCGGCCCAAGCATAGAGAAACGCCCGGAAGAGATAGAGAGCCGGGAAAACTTCGGCCATTGGGAAATGGATACCGTAAAAGGCAAACAAGGCGTTACAAAATCATGTATGCTTGTATTAACGGAGCGAAAAACAAGGAATGAGATTATATTTAAACTGAAAGACCAAAAAGCGGAAAGCGTAGTGGATGCCCTGGACCGCCTGGAAAGAAAATGGGGCGATATGTTCAAAATAGTATTTCAGAGCATAACGGTTGATAATGGGGTTGAATTTTCGGACTATGAGGGCATGGAGCGTTCCGCCGTACACAAGGGAGAGAAAAGAACATATTTATTTTATTGCCACCCATATAGCAGTTGGGAGCGTGGAACAAACGAGAACAACAACCGCTTAATCCGCCGCCACATACCAAAGGGAGAAAACTTTGACGAAAAGCAAGATAGGGACATTGAGTATATAGAAACCTGGATTAACAATTATCCAAGGGGAATTTTTGAATACAGAACCGCCGCCCAATTATTCAATGAAGAATTGCAGAAATTAGCATAAAAAATTTTTTAAAATATTTGTCGCAAAACTATTGACAAAATATAGCGCTAAGTTGTAAAATCAAATGCGACAAGAGTTAATAACTCAAGCCGCATTTGATTTTTTATTGGAATATATAAAAATCAAAGAGTGTTGCAAGAGAATAATTCTCTTGTGGCACTCTTTTTTGTTTGCAGAGAAAAGAAAGGAGAAAAGAGCATGAAAAAGGGCGGAAAGCGGTTGAATTTCCAGGATAGGCAACGCATAGAAAGCATGATGCAAGCCGGGGAAAGAGTGGTTGCAATAGCGGAAGCGGTAGGAGTACACCGGGCAACCATATACCAGGAATTAAAGCGCGGCGGCACGCCATACCGGGCAGATGTGGCACAAAGGACATTATAAACGCCATAGGGCAGCAGTAGGAAGAAAGCGAGGGGAACACAACATGGAGCAAGGAACATTTTACAAAGTAAAAGTAACGCAAGAAATCCCGTTTGTAAGTTATGACCTTGACGGAGAGGAAGAACGGGAAACCACGGGGCGAATTGAAGAATACACCGCCGGGACCTTTTCGGCGGAACACAACGCAAAGTTATTTGCGGAAGCCCTGGAACAAAAGATTGCAGAGGGAAGCGGATTTATTACAAATTGCTTTACGCCGAAAGTTTCCGTTATCAAAGTGAAACGCACGGAAGAAATAGTACAGCAGTAGGAAGAGAGGAAACACGGTATGCAAGTATTTATTATCAGAGATACAGACCCGGCAGCATTGGAAGAAAAGATAAATAAAAAGTTGGATGAAATAGAAGATGCCAAAATTTTTGAAAATGTGAAAGTTCAGTACCAGGCAACAACCGCCCCACAAATGAGAGGGGACAAAATAACGGGTTACAAAATAGAATATTCTGCATTGATTTCATTTGATGCAATGCAACTTTTCAGAGAGGGGGCATAAGATGCGGAAATTAAAAGTAAACGATTTCTTTTGTGGTTGCGGCGGAATGGGCGTTGCATTCCAAAATGCCGGGTATGAGATAGCCGGGGCGTGGGATTTTGATAAATACGCCGTGGAAACATACCGCCGTAATGTGGGGGACCATGTAAAGCGGCAAGACATAAGGGAAATGACCTATAAAGATGTACCAAAAGCGGATGTGTGGGCGTTTGGCTTTCCTTGCCAGGATTTGAGCGTTGCCGGAAAGCAAAGAGGAATGATTTTAAAATGTGAGGATTGCGGCCAGGAATTAGAGATAAACCCGGAAGAATACGGAAACGAAACAATATGTCCTAATTGCAGCGGAAACAATTTTAAAGCCGCAAGCCGTAGTGGAATGTTTTTTGAAATTATGCGGTTATTAGAAGAAACGGAACGAAACAACCCGGACGATATGCCGGCCGTTATTATTGCCGAGAATGTGCGAGGGTTACGCCCATATTTGCCCGTTCTTAACATTGAGTATGAACGCCACGGCTACACCGCACATATACAGATGTTCAATAGTAAATATTGGGGCGTTTCACAAAATAGAGAGCGTTACGCCGTGGTTGGGACACGGGACAAGTTAGGTTTGCATTTTTCTTTCCCGGTGGAGCAACACGAATTTGTACCGAAACTTTCAAGTCAGATTGAAAAAAATGTTTCGGAAAAATACTATTTGCCGGACGAAAAGGCACAAACGATTATAGCCCAGGCGTTGGAGAAATTGGAAGCGTTGGGAACGGTTCACGCTTGCATTACGCCGGACCGTGTGAACAAGCGGCAAAACGGACCACGGGCAAAGGCAGAGGAAGAGCCAATGTTTACACTAACCGCCCAGGATTTACACGGCGTTATCATTTTGGAAGATGAACAAACGGAAGAAAGCGTGGTTGCAGATTTGGCAGCAGAAACGGGACTTTTACACCCGGACGGCGTGGGTAAGACATTAAGAGTCGGGGGGGGGCGGAAGCACAACGAGAAAGCACAATTACCAACACATTATTATCAATCCAGGGGGGGGAGATAACAGAAACCCAGGTTTTGGATTGCGTGATAAATGACAGAGGTTTTACAAACAAACCGCCGCAAGTTTCCGAGATAGCACCGACATTAAGAGCGCAAGACCACGGAAACCAACCAAAAGTTATTGAAGTAACGCCCGTTTCGGGGGGGGCAACCAAAAGTAATGAATGTTGCGAACACGAACCCGTGCGGCCACGGAATGAACGGAAGTGTTTATTTTGCGGAGGGGATAGCACCGACATTAACAACCAACAAGGGCGAGGGCATAAAAATAATCACGATAGAGGATTAGAAATAGAATTGCCGTTGACGGTATCGGTAAATAAATGCGGAAAGAATGCATTGAAAATAACGGATGTTTCGCCGTGTCTTACCGCAAGAGATTATAAAGGGTTTGCCGGAAAGAAAGACATGATAGCAATTATAGAAGAGCGAAAGGAACAATAAACATGAGCATTGAAAAGGAAACGGGTTGTGAATTGGTGGGCCGCCTGGATATAAAGGGACACGACCAATGCCGCCGAGTGTATTCCGTGGACGGCATAGCACCAACCCTTACAACATCCGGGGGGGGACAAAGGCAAGTGAAAATATTTGATACAAAAAGGCTACGGGTGCGGAAACTTACCCCGAAAGAATACGGGATTTTACAAGCGTTTCCAATGGACCGTTGGGAACAAGTGGTTTCCGATAGCCAGGCATATAAACAATTTGGAAATGCCGTTACAACAACGGTTTTTACCGCAATAGCGGAAGAGATAAAGAAAAGCATATTAAACGCGGAAGCAGAAAGCGAGGAACGAAACATGGAAGAAACAAAAGGATTTGAGGGAATGAACGCCCCGGAAGAGGAAAAGACGGATGCAGCAGTTGAAGAAACGGCAGCAGTTGAAAACATACCGGGTGCAGCAGTAGAGGAAACCCAGGCGGCAGCAGTAGAGGAAAGCGATAATGTAACGCCGGAAAAATTAGCGGAAAACATTATTGAACATCTTTTTGCAGTTACCATTTTACCGGGTTTTGTATTTGATGCAGCAGTAAAGGAAACGGCGGATTATTTGAAAGAAAACGCCGAGGGGCTTTATATCGGCAACGCCCAGGAAAACAAGAGGGATTGGGCGGCGGCAGAAAACGCCGTGAATGAAATGTTGGGGCGTTATGACCCAAGCGGATATATGGGTAAAATCATATTCCCGGTATTGAAACCGTTAAAAGAACGCCTGGACAACGGGGAAAGAACCCCGGAATTATTTAACGCCATTGTAGAGGCCACAAGATAGGGGGCGAAACATGAAAATTGCAGATTTAGCATCAGTTTTCAACGGTCCCGACAGAGTAAGGATATTAAAGGACGGGGCGGAAATATACGCCGGATATTGGGGAAGTTTTATTTACTGCACGGATTACGAGAAAGTGCAAAACGAGGAAATAAAGCGGTTGGGACTTACAACGGAAATTTACCATAGGAAATATAAAGAATTGGGATTAAATGCACCAGTACACCCGACCGAAACGCCGCATTATCAGTTTAGTGATTTGAATTTAGAAATATGGCAAACGGTAAGGATATAAAGAGGGGGATAACAAAATGGGAAAATGTGGAAGCCTTGAATTGGAAGTAAAAGTAAATACAGACGGATTTCTTGAAAAAGCCCAGGCCGTAGCGGATGCACGAAAGGCGTTAGATAAAGCCCTTGATAACCTGGAAAACCATATTATCACGCACACAACAACCGTTAAGGCAGACCAGGCAGCAGCCGGAACAATGGATATATATTGTGACGGATTTTTTGACACGGAAACCCAGGCAATGTTTGAAGCTGTGGAAAATGCAATGGGTTTTAAACTATTCATTTGGCAAAAATATTTCATTGTAAACGGTACTTTCAGAAGATACGGGGAAACAACGGCGGTAATATTAAGGGACCTGTTAGAAGTCGGAAGACAACCGTTAGATTATAGTATTCCGCCAAGTAGCAACCGTGAAAGGATATACCGGGAAGAATTGCGAAAAATTCAACGCCGCCTTTCCGCATCCGGCATTCCAACACGCCACGTTTTTTGGAATGAAAGGGATAAAAGAAATTTCTACACAGAAGCAAAGGAGAATAAAGCATGAATATAGAGCAATTACCAATAAACAATCAGATTGAGCCGGATTTTTTGGAATACATAAAAAGGACTTTCAAACATTGGCAAGATGTAAACGACCAGGGGCAAGAAGTAGGCGTAAGGGAATTAAGCAATTTTGCATTCACGCTTAAAGGGGCGTACATGAATAGTCATTTGGGATTTTTATACAATTTCAATCCCAGGGGAGCGGATGCAGACAATAACCCGGCGATTACCTTAAAAATATGGACGAACAAAAATAGCAACATGGCAACGAGCGAACCACAATTTGAGTTTTACGCGCCATATGTGGTTTAGGCGGCAGCAGAAAGCGAGGAAAACGAAAATGTCAATGTTTGAATTAAAAACAAGGGTGCATGAGGAAGCCACAAGGGAATTAAACCGGGCAAATGAAAAATTCCCGTTATTCCATAGCAGACATGAAGCAATGGCGGTTATTGCGGAAGAGTACGAAGAAACGGCGGAAGCCCTGGAAGAATTGGAAGTTGCGGTAAAAACCATGTGGGAAGATACAAAGAAAAATAGCCCGGATAGCATAACGCCGTTTGCGGCAACGGAATTTGCTATAAATGTGGCGTGTGAAGCCATACAGACGGCGGCAATGCTTTTAAAAATGGAAATATCATTGGGAACAACAACGAATGATGCAGACGAAAGAGCGGAAAGAGGGGTGGAGTAATGGCCGTATATGCGATAGATTTTGACAACACATTGGCAAAGACCAATTACCCGGAAATCATAGGACCAAACGAAAAAATGATAGCATTCGCCCGGATGATTAAAACCCAGGGACACAAGATTATTTTGTGGACGAGCCGGGACGGGGAAGAACTAACGGCGGCGGTGGAGTGGTGCAAACGCCAAGGATTAGAGTTTGATGCGGTAAACGAGCCGTTGCCGGAGCAGATAGCCCGTTGGCACAACAACACAAGAAAGATTTATGCAGATTTCTATATTGATGATAGAGCCGTGACATTGGACCAGGCGGAAAGAATGGTGGAGCAAGTGGCCGACATTATGAGAAGTCACAATTTATAAAAACAGAAAGCGAGGGAACACAACATGGGAATTGATTACTACAAGGATTTAGACACCCACCCATTTACGGGGGAAAGAAAAACAAATTTTAAAGCAAGAGTATCAGAAAAGGAACAATTAAAGCCATTCTTTGACGGAACGCCACACTATGACAAGGTAGAAAATGTGACACAAGGAAAAGTGTATGAGATACACGAAGTAAGAGGATATGGAGATGTAGCAGATTTTTGCTTTAAAGATGATATAGGGGAAGAACACATATTAGGCAGTTTCTTTTTTGAAAAAGCGGATTAACAGAAAGCGAGGGAACACAACATGGAAGAGTTAACAATTAAAAGGGAAGTACCGGGAAAGATTGAGGGATTGAGAAACGCCACAATGCTATTGATTGCCACAACAAGGGAACTTCCTTTTGTAAAAGAAAAAAGGAATGAAATTGTAAAATCGACATTGGCACGCATTGACCGGGAATTAGCAGCAACCGGGAATATCACGGAATTAGATTTTAAAGCCGGATGCCTTAACGGGATTATCTACGAAAAGGAAGAGAGCGGACAAATTACACAGACCCAGGCGAAACAGTTACGCAATATGCTTTTTGCAAAATATGAGATTATGCGAAGCCTGGAAGCGTGAAAAAAGCAAAGCGAAACCCCTATTGCAAAGGTGGGGACCTAAAACAATAGGGGTTGGAACTCAACACAAACATTGTAACACTACATATTGTGTTTGTAAATGGGTTTCTACTATATATAGAAAAAAACAAAGAAAGGAAATCGGTTGACATGAGAGCATGGATAATTGCCGCCATTGTTGCGGCCGTATCACTCATTATAATTATGGCGGTTGCTGCCCTGGGATTTTGGAAAATACACAAAGCATGGGCGGAAATATTGAAAAGCCAGGGCGGACGGGACCAGTAATTTAATATAGCACAAGGGGGTTTGCCGTCCTTGTAATAGGCCTTAACATATCAACCATTTATATTTTAAACCTTATTCCCAGGAATGAAAGGGCGGTGGGGATAGGGTGGATTGACATAGATTTACTTTAAAGGTGGGGAACGGATGAACGGCAAAAGGAAAAATAGGCATTATGATAATTACGATTATGAGGAAGCATATAACGAGCAATGCCAAAAGTTGGCGGAAGCGGAATTGGAGCGGATGTTAAAAGAAAAGCGTGTAGGATGTATGTACCGCACCACAACAATAACAAGCCGCAACACAAAGAGTGAAACAACATTGCTTGAAAGTATGGTTTACCCGTCATTTAGTAACAAAGCAGAAATGCCAAAGACAAAAAGGAAGAGGGAAACAAGCCCGTCACAATCAAACCTAAACGATAAAAACGCACGCCGCTATCTGATAAGGCTTGCAAATATCAATTTCGGCAAAGGGGACATATGGGCTACATTCGGTTGGAACAATGATTGCATACCAGGAAGCACAGAGGAAGCAAAAAAAGATGTGGTTAATTTTATCCGCCGCATCAACAGACGAAGAAAGAAAATTGGGTTAGATAACGCAAAGTATATTTATATCATTGCCGTAGATAAATATACACGCCCACATTTTCACATTTTACTATCCGGGGACGGAATGGACCGGGACGAGATAGAAACATTGTGGGGAAAATGTGACAGACCAAACACACGCCGGATTACCCCGGATGATGATTTTTTAATAACCGGGCTTGCCACATACATAACACAAAACCCACACGGAACAAAGCGTTGGTGTCCGTCAAAAAACCTAAAAAAGCCGGACGAACCAAAACGGAGTTATTCAAAGTTTAGCCGCCGAAAGGTGGAAAGCATGGTTAGAAACAATGATGCACTAAGGGCGGAAATGGAAAAAGCCTATGAGGGTTATAAATTCCTTGATGCGGAAGTGAAATATAACGGAGTGAATGCAGCATTTTATATTTATTGCAGAATGGTTAAAAAGGCGGATAAGAAAAAGAACACCAGGAGCAAAGGCAGACCAAAAAGAAAGGATGGTGGCAGCAGTTGAAAACGATTTGTATTTTAAACTTAAAAGGCGGCGTGGCAAAGACCACAACGGCGGTATCAATGGCGGAATTATTGGCAAATGGTTTTAAATGCGGTGGAGCGGTAAAAAAGCCGCAAAAGGTACTTTTATTTGACAATGACAAGCAAGGGAACGCAAGCCGTTTATTTATGGCATACCAAAACGAGGTTGAAGCCCAGGCGGCAGCAGTATTAAAAACGGCAACAATGAACGGGAAAATTAAGCACACCAATAACAAGAATTTGGATATTGTGCCGTGCAATTACTTTATGGAGTTGGCGGAATTGGAAGTAAAAGCACAAACAGACACACCACAACATGACAGATACCGCCGGGCATTGGAAGAATTAAGCCAAACGCCTTTTTACAAGAAATATGATTATTGCATCATAGACAACGCCCCGGATTTGGGTATGAATGTTATAAATGCCCTTGTGGCGGCGGATGAAATCGTTATACCAGTGAACCTGGATTGCTACGCCCTGGACGGATTGGAAGAATTGACCGCCCAGGTGGAAATAATAAGGCAATTAAACAGAAAGGCACATTTCGCCGGGGTATTGATTACGGATTTTGAGAAAACCGACACAAGCGAAGCGGCGGAAACATGGTTGCGGACAAAATCGGGCTTGCCCGTGTTTGATGCCGTTATAAGGCACTCGAAGAAAGTAAAAGATAGCACATTTTACAAGCAGACACCAATAACATATTCCGTGAGAAGCGGAGCAGCGCAAGGGTATAAAAAATTCACGAAAGAATTTTTGCAGCACGAAGCGGAAAGAGAGGGAAGAGAAAATGGCATTTAATATTTTGGACCTTATGAACAATCAGACCCGTGCAGCAGTTGAGGGCGTGGAAAACTACGAAGAAATAAAACTTGATTTGGAGCAGATACGCATAACAAAGCACAACCGTTATAGCATGGACGAATTGGAAGAGTTGGCAACATCAATTCTTATGGACGGATTACAAGAGCCGCTTATATTAGGCCGTGTGAACGGGGAATTTCTGTTAAGCGGCGGACACCGCCGGGCGGCAGCCCTTAATATTTTAAAAAGCGAGGGACACGAAGAAATCACACACGCCGTTCCGTGCCGTTTTAAGGATATGACGGAAATACAATTTAGAATATCGCTTTTGGTTGGCAATACATTTAACCGCAAAATGACGGATTACGACTTGATGAACCAGGCGGCGGATTGGAAAGAGGTATTAACCCAGGCAAGGAAAGAAAAATTGTTGGTTTTGGAAAGCGGAAAGCGTGTTAGGGATTATGTGGCGCAGATTTTAGGCGAAAGCACAACGAAGATTGCACAGTTGGAAGCAATTAACAATAACGCCGTGCCGGAAGTAAAAGAGCAATTCGCAAATGGCAATATGGGGATTACATCAACCTATGA